TATATAAGTACCGGGATTATAACTTTGCATATTAATGGTTTGTTTGTTTCCTGCAGTAGTTACTGCTTCCTGTGCTTGTAATAAGGTAGTACATAATCCCAGTAAAATAATCAACAAATAATGTTTCATGCGTTTATTAAATAACCTTTTATATTACAAGGATTACACTATGTGGCATTAATCAATAACAGAGAGATAGATCTTAGAAATGTACAAGTTACAAATATTCTGGTAATTAATAAGAAAAGTCATATACAATTTTGAGTAGCTAATTGGAATAGTTAAAACAAAAAAATATTTAAAGAAATTTGAACTTTACATTAACATTAATAAAGAATCGTAAGCAATCATAAACAAAAAGAAATATGACTGTTATTGGTATTGATTTGGGAACAACTTACTCATGTGTTGGTGTTTACAAAAATGGTAAGGTTGAGATTATTGCTAATGATCAAGGCAACCGTACGACTCCGTCTTATGTTGCTTTTACTGATATGGAACGATTGATTGGTGATGCTGCCAAAAATCAGACAGCTATGAATCCCACCAATACTGTATTCGACGCCAAACGACTTATTGGACGAAAATTCAACGATCCAACGGTTCAAAGTGACATGAAACATTGGCCTTTTAAGGTTATTGATGTTGACGGAAAACCTAAACTTGAAATCGAATACAAAGGTGAATCCAAGGTTTTTACACCAGAGGAAATTTCATCAATGGTACTTGTTAAGATGAAGGAAATTGCCGAGGCATATCTCGGCGAAAAGGTAACTCAAGCTGTGATTACAGTTCCGGCTTATTTTAATGATTCTCAACGTCAAGCAACTAAAGATGCTGCTCATATTGCAGGGCTTGAAGCATTGCGAGTAATTAACGAGCCTACTGCTGCTGCTGTAGCATATGGTCTTGAAAAACAGTCAAGTGGTGAGAAGAATATTCTCATTTTTGATATAGGTGGTGGTACTTTTGATGTCACCATTTTGACAATTGAAGACGGTATATTTGAGGTTAAATCTACAGCGGGTGATACTCATCTTGGTGGAGAGGATTTTGACAATCGATTGGTATCTCATTTTGTAACCGAATTCAAACGTAAATTTAAAAAAGATCCTTCGGGTAGTGCTCGTGCTCTCCGTCGACTGCGAACTGCTTGTGAACGCGCCAAGCGCACATTGAGTTCAGCCACACATGCATCGGTGGAAATTGATTCATTCTTTGATGGTGAAGATTTCTATACGAGTATTACCCGTGCTCGTTTTGAAGAGCTTTGTGCTGATTTGTTTCGTCAAACCATGCAGCCAGTTGAAAAAGCACTACGTGATGCCAAAATGGATAAACAAGCAATTAATGAAATCGTTTTGGTGGGTGGTTCAAGTCGAATTCCCAAAATCCAGAATCTTCTTTCCAGTTTTTTTAATGGTAAAGAACTAAATAAGAATATTAATCCTGATGAAGCTGTAGCTTATGGAGCTGCTGTCCAAGCAGCTATTTTGGGTGGGGTTAATGATGCTACAACCAGTGAATTGCTTTTAATTGATGTTTGTCCGCTTTCACTTGGTTTGGAAACAGCAGGAGGTATTATGACAACCCTTGTTAAACGCAATAGTTCCATTCCCAATAAACAGACACAGACTTTTACCACTTATGCTGATAATCAACCTGCTGTTTCTATTCAAGTATATGAAGGAGAACGTGCAATGACAAAGGATAATCATTTGCTTGGTAAATTTGAATTGACTGGTATTCCACCTGCACCACGAGGTGTTCCTCAAATCGAAGTAACATTTGATATTGATGCTAACAGTATTCTAAATGTATCTGCTGTTGATAAGAGTAGCGGAAAATCACATAATATTACTATCACAAATGATAAAGGACGTTTAAGTCGAGATGATATCGATCGTATGGTTAACGAAGCTGAACGGTTTTCTTCCGAAGATCAAAAAACACGTGAACGAGTTGAAGCTCGTAATAGTCTTGAAAACCTATGTTTCAGTACCAAACAGAGTTTGAATGATGAAAATCTTAAGAACAATATCAGTTCGGAAGATTATGAAACAGTGTGTAACGCTTGTGAAGAAACGGTTAAGTGGTTGGATAATAACACAACAGCTGAAAAAGATGAAGTTGAAGCTAAAGAAAAAGAACTCCAATCTACACTTCATCCAATTATGACAAAATTGTATCAAGGAATGAATACTGGAAATGAACAAACTCCTCAAGTACATCCTACACAATCACAACCGGAATCACCATCTAGCGGTCCTACAATTGAAGAAGTCGATTAAGTATACCTATTATTTTATAATTTATATTAATTAAATTCACCGCAATCCATTAATTTTATTCTCGATATCTTTAAAGGATTGAAGGCTCCCGTAGCTCTTAATTTCTGACATATACGCAGTCAGATCAATTGTATCTGAACCCATGTTTGTTTTAATGGGTCTTCCACAAAGATAATCTACTCTTTCTAGAGAAAATTTTTTTGCTTCGTCAATATCAAAAGGTGGTGGGCGCATTTCATTCATTTTGAAAAATCGTGCGGGAAAAGAATTTTCCCAAAGCACTTTAAGAACATCTTGACGCTCAATACCTTTAATATTTACTTGCATTATTGTTATATGTGAAGAATCAAATGACATTTTAACATTTATTGAAAAAGCCATCAATTTTTTATAACCCATAAATAATTTAAAAAATTAAGATTTTATTAAAATGAGATTACGGATCTAAAAAGTCGCCCAGTTTAATTCGGTAAATTTATTTTGAAATAGAATGAAAATCTGCTAACGTGTCGTCTCCCAACTTATAATAATTACTATTCTAAACCATATATAAAATAGTTTATTATATCAAAGTATAGGTATAGACTACTATATTTTGATAATTTGATATTCAGATATTTAAAACAAAAATAATGGAACTTTATAATTCTGAATTGCTAAAAGAATTGGATACCTACGTGACTGATCATGACTTAGAATTTATTAAAAACAATTATGTTACTGAAGAAAATGTAAAACAAATAACACGAATAATTAAGGAATTTATCAAAGGAAAAAAACTCAAAATTTATGGTGGAATGGCTATTAATGAATTTTTACCTGAAGATCATAAAATTTATAAGTCCAAGTTAATGCCTGATTTTGATTTTTACAGTCCATCACCAGTCAAACATGCTGTTGAACTAGGAAATATTCTTTTTGATAAAGGGTTCCCATTTGTTGAGATAAAATCGGGAGCGAACGAGGGTGTTTATCGTGTTTATGCTGGATTTATGGAAGTATCTGATTTTACATTCGTTCCAGAACGAATGTTTGATATTATTCCTTCGCGAATGATAGGTGGACTCCCATTTGTTTCACCTGAATTTCTCAAAGTTGATTTACTTAAAGCTAAAACTAATCCTCAACACTCTAGTTATCGATGGGAAAAAGATTTTATTCGTTCACGTTTAGTTGATTATTTTTTCCCAACACATAAACCTAGAATGTGCCCAGTATTGAGACGTAATACACAAGCTGAATCACTTAAAAATTATATTGCTTCTATTTCAAATTCAGATTCACAATCACTTTTGACGGGTATTAGTGCTTATATTTTTACTATTAAATCTGCTAATTTAGATACTACAAATAATGATAATGAAATTTGGATGCCACAACTTTCTTACTTGGAAGTTATGAATCCTAATCCTCTTGAAGAACTCAAACAATTTAAAACATTTTTTAGCCAAGAAATTCAAAAAAACTTGGATGTTCGTGAGTATAATCCTTTTATGAAATGGTTACCTCGTAAATATATGGTGTATTACAATCAAGAGTTGATGGCTATTTTTTATGATAGTTCAGAGAAATGTATTCCATACAATATTATTGAAAACTTAAAAATCGTTTCTTTTGATTTTCTTAAATTGTATTTCCACACTTTGTATTATCAAGCACTACTTATCAATCAAAAATTACTACAAAATATTTCTCAATGCTCACTTTACTATTTAGATAAAGCCAAGGGTTTGTACTTTGAACAAGACGAAAATAAAACGACGACACAATTAGATGAAACACCATTCAAACAGTTTCATATTGAATGTCTTGGTGACGAGTACAATATCATTCGTAATCATCGTAAAAGACTATGGAGTGAAAAAGATGTGGAATTTCAAAAACGCTCTAAATTCTATTTGGCACCAGAAAAAAGAAAATTCAAAGTAATGCCTGACAGTGTAAAAACTGGACGACTTTATGACTATCTAGGCGAATTTAAAGAAAATATTAAAATTTAGTTTCTACAATTATACTGATTATATAACTATAGTTAATATATTCAATTAGAATAATTCAATTCAGAATTAGTTGAATTATTATTCCTCTTATACTGTAAACAAAGCATTATGTGTTATGATTTATAATTTTTATTTTATTGTTCATTTTTATAGTTGTTAAAATTAATTCAAAAATTAAAAGTAATACCGAGATACAAATAATGGTTTTAAGTAGTTTTTTATCAACTGATAAAGAAAATCTGTATAATGCCGATATAAACGAGATTATTCCTGGTATATATCTTGGTAATGTTAAAGCTTCACAAAATCCGTTAATTATTCAACAATATAAAATTAACATGGTGGTTAATTGTACCAAAGATATTCCATTTTTAGAGTGGATACCTTATAAAATCCGTCTTGCTATTAATGATGATAGCAATCCTACTGAAATTCAGGCTTTTCAAAAAAATATAGATCAAGTAGTGGATTATATTTATAATCATTTGGCAAGTGGATATTCAATTCTGATTCATTGTCGTGCAGGAATTCAACGTTCTGCCAGTGTTGTATCTGCTTTTTTAATGAAATATGCAAACATGAATATTCAACAAAGTGTTAAATTTATTAAATCTAAGAGAAAACAAGCTTTTTTCGGTGGTATTAATTTCTACCAAGCTCTATCTTATTATTATGAACAACTTAAATTTAAACGTAAAATTAATATTACTCAAAGTAATTCAGATTCTTTTGGATTGTCAAATTGTTATAACAAGTCAATATCATCATATAAATCGGATACTAATCATTCATCAAAGATAATGGATCAAATATTAGTAAATAAAAATCATGTCAATAAATTAAATCAACAGATTCCACAAAATCAACATGTAATAGTCAATAAAAAAATAGTTAGATATGGTTCTAAAATATATAACATTAAAGTATAAATAATATAATGCTATCAAACAAGATTATTAAAGCAATTGGTGTTACACATCCTAATAAAGATGGAATTTTAGGTTACGTTATGTTCACCGAAAATATATCTGAAAATAAAGTCAAAGTTGAAGTTGAATTTCATAATGTAAAACCCGGAAAACATGGGTTTCATATTCATAATAAAGGTAATCTATTAGAAGGATGTAAGTCTCTTTGTGATCATTTTAATCCCACTAATGAAATTCACGGAGGACGTAATTCATTGCATCGTCATGTTGGAGATTTAGGTAATTTAACTGCTAACAATAATGGTGTAATTAAAAGTAAATTTTATGATTATCAAATTAAACTTAGAGGTAAAAATAATATAATTGGTCGTTCTTTTGTTCTTCATCAGGATGTTGATGACTTGGGAAAAGGTGATAATGAAGAAAGTCTTATCACTGGTAATTCAGGAGCAAGAATAGCATGTGGTGTTATCGGTTACGCTTGACTTTATCAAACTAAATTTATATTTCTATTATATTTAAAAAAGATTCTATAATATTATTATAGCGATTTACTAGTAGTACAACGCTATATAGGACAGTACAATTTAGTATTATATTTTAATTTAATGGTAACATCTCTAGTTAAAAATAAAATGTTAGTTCCAGTATCGGTAATTCTAGATAATACAAATACAACACCTTATAATAAGTACAATAACTTTAAATATCATGAGTATAAATCTAAATCCAGAACTAAAATTAAAAATAAAAAACACAGCTATCCAAAGAATGATTTTTGGGACTATAAGAAAAATCGTCATGGTAAAAATTGGATAAATCCATTAGAAAATATTAGAACTTCATCTTCTTCGTCAAGTTCGTCAGTTAAAAGTTTAGATTCGACCAATTCATTGAATCAGAAATTTAATCTGATTAATCAGTGGTGTCAGTTATTCATTGAACGAAATAGTAAAGTATCAAATAAGAAGGTAAATAAAAAATTGTACATTGTTGATTTAGAAAAATTATTGAAAAGTATTTTTGGTAATAATATAATCGAATCACAACGGGTAATTGACCGAGTATATATAATGAAAATTGTGATGGAGTGTTTAAAAATTGTGGGTCGACGTGATGATAATCCATTTTTTGTATTAATTGAATCACGTAAATTTTCTAATATAGTTCAATTGAGTGAAATAGTCGAAAAACATTCAATTCAGTATCTTGAAAATTTATCGCATAAATTTGAGGTATCAAAAGATAGAGATTACGGAAACGTTATTAAAATAACTTGCCCAGACGATTCTATTTTATTAGTTTTCGATATTATCGAAAGTGAATTGTCTAGATCAAATAAAATTGAAATTACGATTAAAAATCTAAATATTGAACAAAATTTACATAATACCCAAAAAATATAAATAATCATAATGTCAGCTTCAATTTCTCTTCCTAAATATAAGACAAAAAGTAAGAGTAACACAGTTACAGCAGGTCCAAACGTGTATTAAAATGGAATTGATATTTGATTTTCAGGAATACATTTCCTATCAAAATCTTAGTAATAATCTTAGAGCCAATGGTTTCTTATGACTCTAAGAATTTCATTTCGATTAGGTGGTCATAACAGCCGCCCATTTTATTCCTGTCTAAATATCGTTATAACTATGTAGAAAAAAATGATTTAAAATTAAGACATATTGCAATATCTAACTTATCCGATGATATGGGATCAAACAACCTACAAAACTCAACCAGTATACTTTAAATCTAAAGAGCCCGGCAAACGTGGTTTGTTAAATATGGGTAATACCTGTTTTATGAATGCTGTGCTTCAATGTTTAATTCATTTGAAACCTCTTCAACATTACTTTTTGTCAATAAAATTTATGAATGATCTTCCTCAAGTGTTGAACTCTAATAAAAAAGCCAATATTTTATTAGCTTCAGCTTTTAGAGAATTTATTAATATGATGTGGTTAAAAAAATCTAATAGCACTACAATTAGACCAAAAGCAATTAAACTGCTTATGGGACAGTTGAATAGTGATTATGAAGATTATGAACAGAGAGATTCTCATGAATTTTTTTTACGTTTAATTGAAGAAATTGGTAAGGGTATTTCATATGAAGTTGATATTAAGATTACAGGTGAAGCAAAAAATTTCTCTGATAAATTAACTATTAAGGCATACGAAAGATTTAGGGAATGTAATGCTAAAGAATATTCCGAATTGATTAGTATTTTTGGCGGCATGTTTAATAATATTGTTCAGCGTACAAGTTCAAAAGAAAAAGAATTGAGTTACAACTTTGAAACATTTATGTCAATAGAAGTTCCAATTCCAGATAATAAAGTCAAAATATCAGGACTACATTCACATGCAGACATTAGAGCACCTATTACTTTAATGGATTGCTTGGAGGAATATACTAAAATTGAAGAAATTGAAGGAGTAACTAAAACTGAAAGTATCAAGAAAAAAATTAGTATTTGGCAACTTCCAATGATTCTTGTAGTTTGTATCAAAAGATTTGAAAAAAGTCTTTATGGAAATTTTATTAAAAAAATCGACAAAAAAGTTGATTGTCCTTTCGAATTAGATATTGGGAAGTATGTAACTAGTCCAGAACAGAATAATGCTAAATATGAATTATATGGCGTTACAAATCATATGGGAACTCCTCAAGGGGGTCATTATACAGCAAATTGTATTGTAGATAACGAATGGTTTTATTTTAATGATAATGATATAGCAAAATTAGAAAAGAACAAAGTAATTACAAATGAAGCGTATATGTTATTTTATCAACGCGTAAAGCAAATTGATGCATAATATTTTAATCCAAAAAATCTATGTAAACAATATAGTTATATGGTTGATCCCTGTAATAGAAATACTAGAATGAACGTTAGAGATCCAGTAAATAGACTAAATACATCAGCGCGTCGCAATACCACTACTTCTTCAATAATATCTCAATCTAAAAGTGGAATGGGAACCGGAGGCTCTGTATTAGTAGCAATCGTGTCAGGTATATTAATTACTATCATTGTTGCCTCTATTATAAAACTTTTTATTTATCTTATGACAGATTGTATTCAACGCAAAAACTTTTTTGATTATATGTTCAGTTTTGATTTTTGGATTCCTTGTTCTACTGATATGGGTGGTCCTGAATTTGTCGAACGTGAAGTAAAAGATGAACGTGAAGTATTCCATATTTCTAATCAAAAATATTCATTTCCAGAAGCTGAATGTAAATGTGCTAGTTATAATGCTCGCCTCGCTACTTATCCCGAACTAGTTGAAGCTTATAATCGTGGTCTTAATACTTGTGATTATGGTTGGATTGAAGATGGACAAGCTTATTATACTACTCAAAAATGTTTTTGGGATCAAATGAAACATCAAGCAGAGAAAAAGGGTATACCACTTCAATGTGGAAAGCCTGGACTTCACGGTGGCAATTTTCCTAATGATTTGAAGTTTGGTGTCACTTGTTATGGAATAAAACCTGCTGGTACAGTAGCTAAAATTCAAGAACCTGATTGCATTGAACGTAATTTCTGTCAAAAACCTAATATTGAAAAGAAAACTCAACGTCTTGAAAGTGATGATATAACTCCTTTTAATCCAGATCAATGGTCTCAATTTAATAATTAACAATTAAATTCCAATTAGGTTATGTATGTGATTATAATCAAATTGGTCAATTCATGTTTGTACATAAATATTTTTAATTTTATTTATTCTCATAATTTTAATACTATACTCATTAAATTCAGTTAAGTTTTTGAGTTTGTTAAATAAATAATCATAAACTGCCATCTCCTCTACTGTCATTATAAAATAATAATAAATAACAAAACATTTAAGAAAATTGGCCTTTTAAATGTGCTAAGGTGTAAAAAAACGATTTTTAAAAATTGATATTGGTATCAGTTTATTCATCATATACTCAATATTATTTTAGAATGGTTAAACTTCACGATACCCACGGGATTATTTTTGACTTAACTATACTTATTCCATTAGTCTGTCTATTGGACAGATTAGTGGCTAGAAAATATTTTGCCAAATCATCATGGTTTGCTTTACATACAATGATTAATGCTATTGTGGTATTTACAGCGCTTCCGGATTTTTTATTATTTTTTATTCAACCAATGGAACTTATCACGCGAGATGAAATATATTCACGAATTCCATTTTTGATAAATTTTGTAATACATATTTATCACATCATTAGTTATTTCAATGATTTAGATTGGTTAGATTGGTTACATCATTGTGCAATGACTCTAATTATGTCTCCGATTGTGTTTTTTGTAGATCCAGGTCCAGTGTTAAATTTCAATCATATGTTTATTCTTGGATTTCCTGGAATGTTAGATTATGCCATGTTGGTTATGGTTAAGTATCAAAAAATTAAATCAATTACTGAGAAGAGATTTAATACAATTCTTAATGTTTGGATTAGATGTGGCGGAATTCTATTCACATGTTGTATTTCATGGATGAGATTAGATTATATTCGCAGTCAAAAAGGTTCGATAGAAATTTATGAAGTAACTGCCACAATCATTATTATGACTTTACTATATTGGAATGGTATTTATTTTATGAATCGCGTAACCCAAAATTATTCTGTCAGACGTTACCAAGAAAGACTTAAAAAGGATGATAATCTAAAGTTATCTACTACTGTTCAAATAACTGAATTCAATAATATTGAACCAGAACCTATGAGAGCAGTTCCAAATAACTTTTTTGATGAATCTTAAAAAATTAATCTTAAACCATATTACAAATTAAATTATAAAATTCAAATAATTACATCTTTAAATTGTTAAAAATCATCAGTAATTTCATATTGATTTTCATCGGCTGTATTGCCAACACGCGCTTTTTGATACTCTGCTACACGTTTTTCAAAAAAATTTGTCTTACCTTTGAGACTAATATTTTCCATAAAATCGAATGGATTCTCCTCACACCAAATCTTATCATAACCTAGGGATTCAAGTAAATGATCAGTTACAAAACGAATATATTGTTTCATTAAATCAGAATTCATACCAATTAAACGACACGGTAATGAATCAGTAATAAATTCTGCTTCAATCTCATATGCTTCTCGTAGAATAGAATGAGCGATTTCTTGTGGAAGTTTGCGTTTAAGTTTATGATGTAAAAGAACAGCAAAATCAGTATGGAGACCTTCATCACGTGATATAAGTTCATTACTAAAAGTTAAACCTGGCATCAAACCTCGTTTTTTAAGCCAAAAAATAGCAGAAAAAGAACCAGAGAAAAAAATACCTTCGACGGCTGCAAATGCTAAAACGCGCATCGCAAATGGGGCTGTTTTATTAGCAATCCAATTCATAGCCCAGTCAGCTTTCTTCTTGACAGCCGGAATAGTGTGAACGGCATTAAGAAGATGGGATTTCTTTTTAGAATCTTTTATATATGTATCAATAAGTAATGAATATGTTTCAGAATGAATATTTTCCATCATGATTTGAAAACCATAAAAACAACGTGCCTCTGCCAATTGAACTTCTGAACAAAAACGTTCAACCAAATTTTCATTTACAATTCCATCACTGGCAGCAAAAAAAGCCAATACATTTTCAATAAAATATTTTTCATTATCGGAAAGTTTGGCATAATCATCTAAATCTTTACTCAAATCAATCTCCTCCGCAGTCCAAAAAGAACCTTCTGCATTTTTGTAATACTTCCAAATATCTTGGTGTTGAATAGGAAATATTACAAAACGCCCAGGATTTTCTTGAAGAATCATTTCTTCAGTATCACGTTCAATAGTAGGCATGTCATCACCATACTTTTCCATTAATTCTTCACTCATGTGATTGATAAAATCATATTCAATATTCATTTTGGACTTCAATTTTCTTATCTAAAATATTCAAACTGATTGTGATATTTAAATCTTAGATATTTTTTATATATGGTTGGTTTTTTAAATAATTTATAATTCAATTTTTCTTAAGCGATTGCATATCTTTTCTAATCTTTGTAATCTTATTGACTGATAACTTAGAATCCAGATAGTAATAATATTAACTTATAAGTAACGATCGCACGGAAAAAGGTATTATTCCTAAAAATTGAATTCTTATTTTCATAATATAAATGATTCCTACTTATTCACTTTAATTAACTAACATGAATAATACAAAGGGACTCTACCCGTGGAAGCGTCCGCACCCAAAAGATTATGTTAAATGTGAGATCACTGGTGTCAACATGCAACGAGGAATTATTGAAATTCGTCTTTTGGAATATGGTAATTTGCGTGGTTATGTTATTTTTAAACAAATGCGCCGTGGTAGATTTAGAAATAAATCTGCTCTTGGTAAAATTAAACAAAAATTTGTAGGTCAAGTTCTCAGTGTAGGTACTGGATTACAAAGTATTGAGGTTAGTAAAATCGCCGTAACACCTGAAAAAAATGAAGAGGTCAGTAATCACTTTGTTTCTCTTTTAAGACTTTCAGGATTTGTTGACAAAATAGCTAAAGAATATGAAATCGAACCATCAGTAATCAATAATTCTGCATTCCATATTCGTTTCTTAGAATTTTATCGAGAAATATATGGTAAAGAATATAATCCTGAAAATGACAATGCATTTACACATGAAACATTTGATGATATGGGATTATACATCAAAGATGATAACGATGATAACGATGATAATGTGGATAACGATGATAATGTGGATAACGACAATAATGATGATGAAAAAGATGATGACGATGAAGACACTGTTCTCAAAAAAATCGCGGAATATGCTGAACACCTTTTTAAAGGAGAAATAAATATTGAAGAAGAATTTAAAAATCTTAAATCCATTAAAGGCAATGAAGAATTCTATCAAAAATTTGTAAAGAGAATGAAAAATCTTATTAGAAATAGTACATTTAATCTAACTTGGAATATTGAACTTATTTCATATGATGATGATGGTGTTAATTTAATTAATGAATATTTATCTCGATTGAGTAATGAATTAAAAAAAAATTCAATAATCAATAAAAAGTGCAAGAGTGTAACTTTGCAAATTGTGACACCTCCACAATATCAACTTACATTGATAACAAAAGAAGATGAAGAATCGATAGCTGAAATTGAACGCATTTTTAATGAGATTGGTTCAATGACTACAAATGTTAATATTCAAATTGAACAAGTTATTTCAAAAGAAATTAAATAGACTCAATTTCTAATTAATTATAATAAGAATATATACATTTTTTACTTATTCCATTATTGACATACATAAGTGGAGTTTTTTCCTTTAATTTATTGCATAATTCTAAATCTAATTCTTCTTCATTCCATTCCCAAGCAAGCTGGTAAAACTCTTCTAATTCTTGATCACGTCTCATTTCATTGTATTGATGATTTCTATATTTTTTTTTGAGCAGACCATTTTTAACTTTTGACCAAGTTTTAATAAACCATTCCCTCATTTTTTCGGCTTTATTTTTCATTCTATCTTTTACCAAACCATTTTTAATTTTATTTTCAGAATAACGAAACCATTCAACTGGCCAATAGAACGGCATTTCAATTATGATGTAATGCAGTGTGTAACTATATATTAAGAATGGATTAAAATTAAGAATGGATTAAAATTAATAAAATATTCAATAGAATAATTTATTAATGTATTATATATTGCCTATTTTTAAGAAAGAAAATAAAACTATATAATGCGTTACGAAGTATATTGTACCCTAGGAATCTTAATTCTAATCATCATCTTGAGTTGTTGTGTCTCTTCTGTCGTTCATGGCGGAAATAACAATAACGACAACACTTCTTCTTTATTTCAATCTCCCAAATTATTTGAAGGTATGGAAAATGATGATACCACAAATGAAACTTCGGTTCCTGATCCAATTCCATCATCCCAAAATGCTGAAAGTAAATGCGAGTTTATTGCCAATACCATTGCTAAAAATGTTATGGGAAATATTTGGAATGAAGAAAAAGTTAAAGCTGGTTGTAATAAAAATATTGTAGATTATCTTGATGAAGATGCCAAAGCAAAATTATGTAACTCAAAGAATTGCACATGTCCCGCATGTCATGACACTCCCTCAACTGAACAGTCAGTTGGAGAAACGAATACTAAATGTCTCTTGCCTGGTGGAATCAAGGATGGTGATATTGTTCAAGCTCAGGGTCAATCAGTTATTTACCGTATCAATAATTGTCAAAAACAACTTTATCCAAATGAAGCTATTTATAAATCATATGGTGCTCCCATACCTATGGAAATTACTGCTAGTGATTTAAATCAAATTTCCAATGGTCCCGATATTGGAATGTGTAATATGCCTGGAAAAGTTGCAAATGGTAACACTATCCAATGCCCAGGTAATCCTGATATCTACTATCTTGAAGGATGCAAGAAACGTTTTTATCCCAATATGCAAATTTATAATTCATATGGACATCCTGCGCCCAAAATTATTAACTGTGGTGACCTAAATGATATTCCAACTGGAACCCCTATGCCTCTCAAGCCCAGTCCTGCTCAAACTTATAATGGCAAATATGTTCAGTCTCAAAATCAAGCTCCAAATGGTCCCATTTATAAAGTATATGGTGGACAACGTCATTGGGTGAGTTCATCACAATGGTCAAGCGCTTCCAAGACT